CCCATACTGACAGAGAATCAACGCTAGGATAATTCTTTTTTAGATATGATTCATAATCTTTAAATGTAACTAGTCTGTTTTGTGTTAAGAATTGAGAAGAAGCCCCAAATTTAATTGAGTCTACCGTTTCTCTTGTTGAACCACCCGATGCAACATTAACAACATCAATTACTATGTTTGACATTCCACCAATCATCGAATTTGGTATAAATGCATTTGATTTGTTTGCAGCATCACCTCTTGTTACCAAATAAGATACTGAAATTACAGAACCATCATCAAGCGCTTTTCCTAAAACGCCATCACCAAAATAAATTTGATAGTTGGTATTTTTGCCTTCTTGTAAAAAATACACATCTGAAGTTGAAGTTATATCTAATATGTCGGTTGATTTGGTGTATACTGCCGATGAAGTATTTCCAGGATTTGGTCTAACTGATACAGTAATGGTTGAAGTATCAACGCTTCTATCAGGCAAAATAAAAACAGATTTTGGATTTGATAATTGTGAATAGTTATAATCGTAATTTACCAAAGCACCTTCGTAAATATCCAAATTTTCAAAATAAAATTTTGTGTCAGATTTTGTTACAGAAACATCAGTTAGTACAATAAAATTATATGATACGCCATCAACCAGGTCGGAGCTAAAACCAGTGCCTCTGGTAATGGTCAAAGTTCCTGGAGTTGTGTTCGCACTATCAACAGTTACATTAACTACTGATTTTGGAGATGACGATGAGTGAGGAACATAACCTAAAGTTTTTGCATGTGACACAACCGAATCTCTTAGTAACGCGGTATCTAAAAATGATTCATTAGCAACCATATTCAAGTAGTATGAATTATAGTGGGTGTTATATGCCAAAATGTCCAAGAGAACAGATAAGCCAGCGCCCTCAAAATCATAGTCTTGAAATTGTGATTGTTGTTGTAGGTATGTTTTTAAATTTGATTTGATTTGATCAAAATCAAGATCGGTAATATTTAAACGAGCATTAGCCATTTTTTATCTAATCCGTTCCAAGAAGAAATTAATTGTTATTGGTGTTGTTCTGTTGGCAATAAAAAATTGCATAAGAACTTTAAAACCATTATTATCATAATCAGCAACAACATTAAGTTTAGATATATTGACTCTAGGTTCATAGTTCAATATTGTTTGTCTAATCTCGCTCTCAATTAAGGTTGCTGTAATATTGTCTAAATTTTCAAACAATAGACGGCGAACATTACTACCAATATCTGGTTGAAACGGCCTTTCATAGTGATTAGTCAGAATCAAATTCTTAACAGAATTGATAACAGCCATTTCTCCGATATTACGGTTTATGTCTTTTTTGACTGGATGAATAGTAAAATTTAAATCTAAATCACTATACTGTCTAACTATCTGTGTGGTTGTGGTTGCCATCTCTTATTTATCAGTTAATCCTAGATAAAAGCTTATCTGTTCCAATATGATTATTAACTAAATCGAGTTGTGTTTCACCCATTTGGCTAAACTGCCTAACTGTATTGTAGTCGGTTACAAGTGCTTTTAAATTTGTATAGTAAGTTTCATCGTGCGCTCGTCTGGTATCCATCAAGGTGTTTGTATTTGCCAATTCATTATACATTGCGGTTACTACTAATGAAGACAAGTTAGAAGTTCTTGTTGTTGTAAATGGACTATTAGAAAGACCGGTTCCACTACTTGTAACAGTAATGCTTGAATTTATTGTGTTTGCGTAAGTTGTAATTAAATTATATGAAGCTTCAAGTTGTGGTTTAATTAATAAACTTGTAAAGCTGCCTAAAACAACAGACGAATTTGATATACCATCAGTTTGATATAATATATAAACGGCAACTTTTCCATAACCCATTGCCGTAATGTAAAATGGTTTTAATAAAGCTGCTGGGTCCCCTAAATAATCAGTATAGTTTGTTAGTCCAGAAACCCTATCGGTATGTGATTTAAAACTAGTATTTGCGTTGGAATTTTGTGTGATTAAGCTGCCTGACACAGTTATAATATCCTGAAACACATTTGATATCGCTGGTGTTGTTCCTAGAACATCAGTAGTAACATAAAAAACGCCAACAGCATTTGAACTTGTGCCTGTATCCAGAACATTGATAATATTATTTGATGAACTTGAAATATTAGCAGTTACATTACTAACTGGATTTTTTAAATATCCATTAACACTATTATTAGCAATATCTTGTGATTGCCAATCTTCAATCATTGTTGGAATACTATCTAAGTGTGCTATAGCATCTGTAGAAAAATCTTTAACCGAACCGTTTGGATCGTCAAAGTTGTATTGTAATATTTGATATAGTTCAGTCATAATTTAAATCCATGGTAAAGAGTTAGGTCCAGATGTTGGATGAAAATGTGTGTTATAAATTGCAGTATTGACAATATCAAACATCAATACAGAAGATGATATACCAATCGCAGCAAATCCAATGTTTCCAACAATAAAATTACCAATTGGTGCATTAACAGCGACTAGTGAAGTAATTGTACCAATTGTTGTAATACAACCAGGGACCGCAACTGGTGTAGCAGGAGTTGGCAGACCAAGTGAAAGTCCACCAAATGATGATGTAAAACCATATGGACCAGCATATACACCAAGGCCTGCATTGACCCTAGATTCAGCAGTTAATGAATCGCAAGTGATAGAACCATTGACATACAAATCTGAACCTAAATTCAAACTCTGTGACGCTGACAATCTTAATGCACCACCAAATTTTTCATTTGCACTAATACCCACATCACTATCACCTGAAATAGATATGTCTTTAATGCTTCGTAAATCCATTTTACCTTTTACCGCAAGATTGTAATCACCACCAACTGTTTGATTAAAATCACCATCAATTTGCATGTTGCAATCACCTTTAACTACAATATTGCAAGCACCACTAACATAGATGTTTTTCTTACCAATTGTAATATCAAATCCTTCACCAAAAACTTTTACAACTTGAGTTCCATTAGGGTGCATCTCGATAAAATTTCTAGATTTGCCGTGTTGTATGCGAACTCTTTCTCTGCCTGGAGTGTCGTCTAATTGCATTGAATGGCCACATTCGCTATCCCATGTATCGTTATGTGGATACAATGGTGGATTATCAACTGATGCTGGTGATGGCGGCTCTGTAAATAAGTTTATTGACGGATTTGAGGCTAAAGCAGCAGTTATAGTTTCAAATGCTTTTGTGTATTCTTCTTGTTGCGACATAATATAGTCTTAAACTGGATTTTGATTATTTTGTGTTAAATTAGCTGGAGCTGGATATCCAGCAGGAACACTTCCTGTGTAATTTTTAATTACCGCATTTGCTTCTAAAACTTGAGCTTCACTTACTGGAAGTAATAATCCAATTGTTGCTGATGTAGCAATACCTGCACCTAGTGCGATAGATGCCCCTGTCGCTTTTAATGCATCGGAAGCTGCATTTGCTGTATTCTGAACTGCATCCGACAATTCAGAAAATCCTTTACCAATATCACCACTTGCAATATCAGATGGTGGACCAAGAGAAGTGAGATTTCCAACCGCATCAGTAATCAATTGTGAACCATCATCAAATATTTGTATACTAGAACCATCAGCAAATTTTTGTATGCCAACTGTATAACTTGATATTTTTTCTGCGGTTGAACTAAAATCATCAACAAAAACACCAACTAACGCTGTTAATAATTTTGTCAAACATTCTCGTAATAAACTAAGTAATTTTGCAGGTAAACTTAAAATCCATTGAATGAGAGCTCTAATTTTAACAAGGACTACCAATACATATTTTGCAAATTCAATAAGTGGTTCAATGTATTCTTTTTGTATGTATCTGATAAATTCTGCAACTGATTTTAACATGTTAATCAATTCAGAAAAGGTGCCAGATGGATCTGATAATCCCAAAACTCTCATAATTGTTCTAACGCCTTCCCTGATCCACTTTGCAATTGCCTTTAAGAATTTTTTTAGTCCAAGACTTTTCTTTAGGTCATTAACAAAATCACAAGAATGAACCAATGAATTGTTTGTTGCATCGATTGATGTTCCAGCAATAATGCCTCTTGCATATGGAGAGATAGTTGGACCGCCGGTTGCAGGAACATCATTGGCTAATCTTGGCTTAGCTGATGTAGAATCTGTTGCTAAATTTGGTGGTTTTGTACTCATGTTTTATTTTCTAAATTATACAATCTTAAAATACCATCAAGTTGTTCTCTATAACAACAATCAAGTTCGGCATGTTTTTCATCATCTAAAACTATATCGGTATGACAATGACAATCCAGTTCTCTAATTTTTTTTACAAATTCAGCGGAGGATATTGCACCTGCCAAATATATCTTCTGTGCAATCACAGCATTAGCTGTTAATATGTGTAACTTCTCTAATTCTTTACTCATTTTTTAATCCCAGGCAAAACACCCATCATTACAGGTTGTTGTGCGTTTTCTCCATCCAAAAAGAACCCTACAATCCAATCACCCAACTGTGGTGCAGAAAATGATTTTGAACCATTTACAGGATGTATAGGATGGGCCCATGGCAATGATCCCGTTGGCACTTTTAATTTGTTCGTGTTGTGCCAACCAAATATTCTTATCTGGCATCGACCCATTGCTAGCGGGTCTACTCTATTTTCAACTGCGCCAATCCACCAAATGAATCCGTCTTTTCCGGCAAAATTAGTATTTTCCATTATCTATTTTTAGACTGATATAAAGAGACATCATCCGCTTGTGCAATGCCGGCATTGGTGGAATCTGTTGCTAGCTCACAAAATGTTTCATGTTTGTCCGGTTTAATCATATGTCTTGTTGCAACAATCACATATTTACCAGAAATTGATTTATCATTTTTTTCAGTAGGATCTTCATGTATAGAAAATGAATGTGCATCAATATTCAAAGTAAACCCGGAACTTATTAAAAAGTTTCCAGGCAAAGCAATGTTCATTTTTCTCTGCAATAGATTGTGTAAAATTGCTTTTCTTTGTGGTATATATGTGTGTGTCTCATCAATCAATTTTGTATTATTATCCGAATTAGTTTTAATATAATCTTGATAGTTTCTATACAATTGAAATGGGTACACACTAACTTTTGAGAGTGGCATTAAACCAGCATCTTTTCCTTCTCTATTGATTGAGAGGTGAACATTTGGTTTTTCATTTAAGTGTGTAGACTTGTAATGATTTTTATATCCTAAATCCGACTCAACGAGTGTTCTTGTCATAACATCAAAACCAACAAATCGATTTGCATAAAAACCATTTCTTGTATTTTCTAATATATCAAAAGAAGTGGTAAAATTATAATCTCTCACACCTAAAAGCTCTTTATCTACAATATCAGATAAGTTTTTGGGATTAAAATTAACTGTAAACAACTCTTTAATTTGAAATAATTTTGTTAACGAAACAAAATTAAAACCTATCTTATTTTCAAAGAACAAAAAATCTGCCAAATTGTTTTCACTTACTGATCGTTTTGACAACCAATTCATTGTGTCTATTGGCGATAATAACGGAACAACTGCATTTTGAATACCTTTTGTGTTCTCTACTAATCCAATTTTTGATTGTGGAACTTTTAAATAATCAACCAAAACAGAAGCTGCAATTGTTGAATACTCACCAGTATATGCTTGACTAATTTTTTGTTGTTCAGAATAAATCATCTCTTCAGAAACAAAATGTAAAATATACAATTCTGAAGATTGATTGACACTGGTTCTATTTGTTTGTTTGAAAATTCTAAATGTTTTAGTTAAATTTGTGCCTTGCGTCTCTGTATCTTTTGAAATGTTTATATCAATGAATTCACTACCGTCAAACAATAACCTTTTTGATAAACCTATTGCATCTCGTATTAAAATATTGCCAGACATACAAGGCATTAAAATGCTATCAAAAATGTTTAATTCTTCAAACATAGCACTCAAACCAAAAGTGCCAAATTTAGAATTAATATTAAGATGATTTATTTTAAATTGCGTTGATTGCTTTATGTTTATGTTAAACGACATTACTTAATTACTCTTCTAAATTCTTCTTCAACAGCAGGAATAAATTCCTGTTTCAATAATTTAATAGTTCTTTTTGAATCATTGTTTTCTGTCTCATAAACATAATACGATTTGTTTTCTTTAGACATAGTAATTTTAATTGGAGACCCATCACTCAATGTTATATTTGTAATAGAAGATACTGCATTTGCGTAAGTATTAGCATCGGTTTCAGTTTTTGTTTCCAAATAATCACCAGTATTAGTTGTTGTTCTTGTTTCAATAATATAGTATGAATGATTATGTGATTGAGCCCAACTTAATCCTGATTGTCCAACATTTGCATTTGCTTTATATTTGTCTTCTATAAATCGTATAAGTGTTCTTTGATCTAAAGGCCAATCAACTTGTGGATCAATAATGTTATTAAACAATAGGACAATCCAATGCCTTTCAGGTGAACCATACAATTTATTTGCTATAATTTCTGGTGTATCACCGTCTTGAATATCATATTCATAAGCAATAGCAGTATTATCTTTAAAACTTTGTTCAAAATTAAATCTTGAAGTAATTTTTAAAGCAGAATCAACAGTGTTATCAGATAATTGATATATTGTTTTTGGGAAATAATTAAAGTATTTTGACATTTTACTAATTCGTTGTTGGTTGTTCAGTTATGCATTGCCTGTATCAGTTATGGTATTTTCTGCCCTAATATTAGTCCCATATCTTATGGGTGTAACAGAACCAGATTGATTTTTCAACAAAGTTTTTGTAACAATCTCTGTCTCTTTAAATTGTAGTGATAATCTTATTGCAACTGGCATACCAGTACCGCCCTTTGTTGCAGCTTCACCAGGAACTTCATATGCAGAGAATCCATTTGGTGCATAGTCAACTGAAAATTGCGTCAATACACATGTAGAAATTTTTGGAATATTAGGGTTTTCTTTACCATTATAATAAAAACTAATATCAAATTCAGATGGCGGAACCATAAAAAAACCACCAGTTCCACCCTGTGCAACTTCTGGGGCTTGATGAAATCTCAAGCGTTCAATAATATCTTGAACTCCTTTACCTTCTTTTTCTGACCTTGGATAAAACATAAATTCAAATCTAAATGTTCTGAATGATGGTTTTGAATATAGCAACTCAAGCATTGGATTTTGAACCACACCAAACGCTTGAGAGAAAGCAATTTGTCCTAATCCACCCGCTTCTTTTGCGAGGATACTAGCAGCGAATGGTGATGCATTACGCGCCAATTGTCTACCAAATGTTTCGTTAATACCACCAGTTTCTTTATATAAATCTACTGTTGATCCCGCCATTGCAACTCCCGCGGCCAATTTAGTGCCTCCACTTTCTATATCACTATATGACTGATTCTCGTCAAAAACAAGTGTATCTGGCATATAAAGAGCAACAGTATCAGTTATTCGTTTTTGAGCTCTAATACTGCCGGTTTGCAAAGCTTTACCAACATCACGGGCGATAGCCAATGATTCAGAACCAAAACCAACAAGGGCAGGGCCAAGTCCAGTTCTATTGCCAGTAAGCTCTTCCTTTGAAAATTTCTTTACAATAGAACCACCAAAAGAAGCCGCTTGTTCAACAAAAGAAGTCGCTTGTTCAAGTGCAGCGCCTGCTGTCTGTAAGATGTTTCCTGCGCCCGCAGCAAAAGAACCAAATGTTTGATTGTTTAAAATTGCAGTTGGTGTTTGATTTGTATTACCTCCAGGATCTTTATAACTCGTCAACCTTTGTTCATTGATGTTAATCACCATATAATGACCCTTATCCGAAGACGATAGGTCTTCTGGATACCTAAAGGTGTTCAATGCATATTGTGTATTATTTAATATACCTAAAGGTCCAGTTGCTTCTTTAGGCGCATTTACGATAATATCAGATAGGTTAAATAGTCCCATTTATTGTCCTGGAGGTTTACTAGATATATTTATCATACATATGGAGACTATTTATGTCATATAAAGGGTGGTTTACCCCAAAAAATCGAAGCAAATATAAAGGCGATTCTGAAAATGTCGTCTACCGTTCCTCATGGGAACTTAGAGTGATGAAATGGTTAGATGATAATCCCAATGTCATTTGGTGGGGTTCTGAGGAAATCATCATCAAGTATAGGTCACCTCTTGATCAAAAAATACACAGATACTTTCCAGATTTTATTGTTAGATTAAAACAAAAGAATGACACAGAATCAACTGTTGTCATTGAAATAAAACCCCACAAACAGACTATCAAACCTGTGCAAAAAAGAAAGACAAACCGGTTCTTACAAGAAGCGGCAACTTATGCAGTCAATCAAGAAAAGTGGCGAGCTGCAGACTTATTTTGTAAAGAACACGGGTGGCAATTCAAAGTGCTAACTGAAAAAGACATAGGCATTTGAGATAAATAGACTATGGCAAAGTTAATAGACAGAATTAAACAATCTCTTGCAAAAGAAGGTTATTCAACCGGCACAAATAATGCACGGAACTGGCTTCGTGCCAAAGTGAAAGATTTGAATCCTTCCACCAGAACTTTGATGGGTGATAGAGACAGACTTAAAAATAATTCAACAATTGGTAAAATGTACTTTTATTTCTATGATCCAAAAACTAAAGATATCTTACCATACTATGATAGATTTCCACTGGTGATTCCTATTGAAGCATATAAAGACGGATTCTTAGGATTAAATTTACATTACATTCACCCAAAACAAAGGTTGGTTCTTTTAGACAAATTGAGCGAGACTGCAACAAACAATAATTTTGATTCAAAGACAAAATTAAGAGTAAGTTATAGTTATCTTGCTGGCGCATCAAGAGCATTTGAAGCTACGCCGTGTATTAAGAGATATTTATACAGTCATATACAATCCAGATTTTTAGAAATCTCCGCAGATGAATGGGACATTGCCGCAATGTTGCCTGTTGAAACCTTTGTCGGTGCCACTACTAGTAAAGTTTACGCAGACTCAAGGAAAAAATTCTAATGTCATTCTCTCCAAATTTATTTTTGTCGCACATGCGTTCAAAAGATGGTCCTGCAAAACCATCTAGATTTGAAGTTATATTACCAATACCAGCATACATCAATCAGTTTGTTCCAAATAACATCATTGAGA